CCCTTGTGGGGTGTCTGAGCAAACAGCGATGTTTGTTCCCAAATTGGGACTTCCAATCTTAGCATCTTGCCGTGAGGCAAGCTGCGGGGTTGGATTATGTTCCAGTATGTTTTTAGCTGTGCATTTGTTTGACTTTTTGTCAAACAACATACAAACTATACGGAGGTCGCAATGAGCGCTGAAGGTACGAGATATCGTGAACGAACTGTCCCGTCGCCGAAAGGCACGGGATTCCCGATAGGACATTGGTTCTATCGAACGGCAGCAAACGCACCTTACCATCCACTCCCCGGTAGGGAAGTGGAAACGGCTGGTGTTGGCTACCCCTACCGCCTAGCAGAGTCATGCCGTGATGAAAATCACGGTCATGGTCCCTACTGGAACGGAGGTCCGTTTACGAGTATTAAATTCTCGAACTTTGAGCCTAGTGCTCCTTTGGGCGTTTTTAGTCATACCTCTCAGACCCGCAACTATCCCATTTCTGGGTTAGGAAACGTGTTCTTGAAGTATAATGGTGGGTTCTATCCCGATAGCTCCCTTGTAACTGGTCTTAATGACCTTTTGTTACATCTTGGAGATACGCAGGTTACCCCATCAGTCTACGTCCCAAATACAGCTGCTCTAGAACACCAGGCGTACTCTAAAGTACGCCCCAAGCTTGAGAAAGCAGGATGGGCTGTAGCCCTTGCCGAGTCTCGAGACATACCTGGTATGCTCAAGACAACAGCGAAGGGTTTCCACGGTGCTTATAAAGCACTTGGGGGATTGTTTGGAGGAGTTAAATCCGTCAAACGCTACGCCGTTCCTCTGATGAGCCCACGATCAGTGGGTGATCAGTTTCTCAATCACAACTTCGGTTGGGTTCCTTTTCTGAAGGATTTAAGTGATTTAGATCACTTAATTCGTAATTCCGTTGACATCACTCAGAGATTAACTCGAGAGAATGACAAGTGGGTGAAAAGGAAAGGTATTCTAGTAAACGATTTTACTAGCCAGATCATAGATCGCGGAACCGGTCTGAAGGTTATTCCTTCTATCGATTACGTGTATACGCTTCTGACTAAGGATCCTACCTACGAAATCAGCAGAGACGTTTTAACGTACTCTGTTGCCGTCGGTAGATCCAAGTATTATCGTCCTGAATTCGACAGTTCCTTGGCAGATTATTCTTCTGTCTGGATGAACATTCGCCGGGCTCAGATTGAGGCCGGATTACGAGTGTCCCCGTCGAATATCTACAAAGCGACTCCTTGGACATGGGCTATTGATTGGTTCACTCATTTCGGTCAAAATGTTGACGTGATGAATGATGCCATTCTTGATAGCGTCGTGTTCAAGTATCTGTACTTAATGCATCACCGTCTTGAGACGATAACCTTGAAACAACGGTTACCTCTTAAAGATCTTGGTGATGTGACGCTGAGTTGGTCTCGAGTAATCGATGTCAAACAGCGTCGTGAGTCAGATACACCGTACGGATTTGGCCTGTCTTGGAGCGGTTTGTCTCCAAAACAAATAGCGATATTAGCTGCTCTAGGTGTAACCCGTTAAGGGCCACTTATCAACTAATATCAATCTATCAGCTACCTTCGTCAAGTTTGTGCCTTGAGAAAGCATGGACCTGTAGCTGATTTACCTCTCAAATGACTTTGGAGGTCAGCTCTATGTTAACAGATCCACAATCAGTTACCGTCAACAGTGTTGCTCAATCGATGCCTCGGGTTTCGATGAACGGAACTTCCGCTCAATATTCGAAAGCCGATGAAACATTCAAATTGAATGTTTCGCATACCAAGTCTAATGGCCGAATTCGGTCATTGGCTCGGATCGATCAGAGAGCCATTGTCGCAGACCCGTTGACTGCTGTCAACGACTATGAGACATTGTCTTTTTACGCTGTCATTGATCGCCCAGAAGTGGGCTTCACTACAGCGCAAATCGAACAGTTGGTGACAGGATTTCAATCCTGGCTTAACACCGCGATGGTCGATAAACTCATCGGCCAGGAGTCCTAGTTTTTCTAGGGCTCTTAACCTTTTGAGTATTCGATCACCGTATATCAGGTGTTGGTACTGGTTGTCTGGTGCCAATACTGGCATCAGTGTGGTTAACCTATGGAGCTTGATGACTACCCCCAAATGTAGGAGGAGTCATGAAAAGCAACGTAAGTGACCAACTGAAGTTAGCGGAAGCTATCTATATAGATGCTACCGCTAAGTGCATCGCTGATGTCTCTGATTTACGTGATCTTGAAACTATAAGATCACGGGTCAAAAAAGAGGGGTTATCGTTCTTAACGATTACCCTTCCCCAATTTTGCCGAGACTTCGAGAGAAGCTTAGCAAACGGGAATATAGACCCAACACTTTTCCAAAGTTTTCGGAAGAGTGGATCAATCCCTGCGTTTTTGCAAGGTATGATCGGTCTTATTTTTGACCGTGAGACAGGAAGGATTTACGATGATTTACAACCCACAAATGGAGTTGTTTTCAGGGATTTTTCTCCTATTATTGAATCTGTACGGCAAATTTGCCTTACATTCAAAAAGTTGGAGATTGACTGCACGCCGAAACGCGTATCAGCCGCCCTGGAAAATTTCACCGCGATTGAGCATTCTCTTCAGGATTATCTTCTCCCAGAATCAGACTATGCTAAGTTTCTTAGCGTTTCTGATCTGCTCTGGGGTAACATGGTTAGTGCTATTGCACTATCCCATTGTTCTCCAAAGCACGGACCGGGAGCTACTGCAGAACGGATTTCTGGAAATCAGAAGTTCGTTTGGCGTAGGTGGCATGATCGTCTTGAGCCTTACTTTCCTCTGGTGGACAACGGATACCCATTGGGTATACCGGAGTCTGCTGAGGAGCTCAAAATGGTATCGATCATTCCGCAGGAACAAGAACAACCTGTAAGGGTGGTTACTGTTCCTAAGACCCTGAAGGGTCCCCGAATTATCGCGATTGAGCCTTGCTGTGTTCAATTTGCACAGCATGGGATTCAGTCGTCCCTTTATGAGGCGATTGCGTCCTATTGGTTAACGAAAGATCATGTAAATTTCACTGATCAATCAATTAACCAGCAGCTTGCGATAAAAGGTTCACTTACTGGTCGGTTAGCAACGATCGATCTGTCTGATGCAAGTGACCGTGTTCCACGGCAACTTGCACTCGACATGTTTCGATGTAATCCCGATTTAAGGGATGCCATTGACGCATGTAGGTCAACCAAAGCTGAACTTCCTAACGGGATAGTTATATCCCCTCTTCTGAAGTTCGCTTCTATGGGGTCTGCTCTCTGCTTTCCAGTTGAAGCAATGTATTTCTACACAATATGTGTAGTTGCTTTGCTGGAATGTCAGAACCTTCCTGTGACGTTGCGAAACATTTTTAATGTTTCGCGCTACGTCCATGTATATGGGGACGATATTATTGTTCCCACTACATACGCGATTGCTGTTCTCGATCACCTACGAAAATACAATTGTAAGGTGAACGCCGATAAGACTTTCTTGAGCGGAAGCTTCAGAGAGTCGTGCGGTGTAGACGCTTTCAATGGAGAGCAGGTAACACCTGTTTATATCCATAAATTGCGTCCTGAGAACAGGCGCCAGCCTGATAGACTTATTTCATGGGTTGCCACAGCAAACCTTTTTTACAAAAAGGGTTACTGGCGGACAACCTCTCTCATGTTTAATATCATTGAGAGGATACTAGGGCCTTTGCCCTATGTATCAGAAAGGTCTTCAGCACTGGGACGTACTTCTTTCTTGGGTTATCGTTCCGTCGAAAGATGGAACGCTAAATACCAGGCCTTTGAAGTAAGGGCTTGGGTCCCAAGTCCAGTTTATCGTGCTGGTAAACTGGAGGGGTACGCCGCACTAAGTAAGAGCTTCGAACTTCTCGAGAGTCTTTCGGACTCTTGGGCTGCTCGAGATGCTTCTCACTTGGAGCGTTTCGCACTGCATGGCGCAGTCGTACTAAAACGCCATTGGGTCCCGGCACTAATTTAGCCGGGTTAACAGGGTAAACCTGTCGGGGGTCTTTCAACCGTGCCTTTGGGCGCGTTTGGCAGTGCAAGACCCCCTGCC